CTTCTCCAAATGTATCATTTGCAGAAGATGGTGGGTTTAGTCTAGTTGCCGTCAACGAGCCAATTCCCTGATTAAGCATTCTCTCAAGAGCAGTCTTATCTTTAGGTTTTCCTTGTTGTAGAGTAACGTCAAAGGTAATTCCTGTCGGAAAATCGTCTGGCCCAATTTCTTCATCAAATTTTGCAATCGTTTTGGTACACAGCAAATCTCCCATAACAAAGATAGGATTCATTGGATTGCCAACTACAATATGCCATTCTCCAACTGGCCTATCTGCCAACGCTGATTTTACCGAAAGTAATTTTGGCATTGCACCTGCAAATTTACTTAGAGCAAAAGCATTAACTGCGTCCCCAGCAACACTGGCTGGGTCCTTTTCAACCTTTTCTTTAAGAGTTTTAAATAATTGGCCTTGAGCTTTAATGATTGCAGATATTTTATTAAGGGCTTGCTTTGTAGAAAGTTTACCCATACCCCAACCCATTAGCAAATCAGTTAAGACTTGTGTCGTTGTTGGATCAAATTTAACTCCAGTTTTTGGGAAATATCTTGCCAATTGCCCCAAGAACTGTGCATCGTTAAAGGTTAGTGCCATAAAGTTGGACATTAGGTCTAATGCTGCCATTTTTGGGCTAATTCCAGAAAATGACCTAAATTGATAGTGAAACTTTAGAATAAAGTTGGTCTGCCAAGAAGTTTGGATGCCTCTCATTCTTCTAGAACTTTCATGGATTACGTTTACCGGTCCATATATTCTGTTCCAATACGGGCCTTTATCTTTGTCGTACAGTTCTTTGATATATTTCCGTATATCTACGTCCATTCCACTAATTTCGGCAGCCTTCTTTGGATTAGTGCCAATATTTGCAGTATTTGTAATTAGTTCAAGAGATTTGGCTAATGCTGTGCCAAGTTTACCAGTGATTCCGGATAAGGCTCCAGTAATATCTGAAATTAAAACCTCATTACCGTCAATCAGGTTTTCCTCTACCGTTAATTTTTGCCAAGGCATATCCCATTGCCAATTTCCAATTGCTGATAGCTTATTATCAGTTTCTCCTCCAAACCAGGTTACTGCCTGCGCAATTGGAATTAATGGAGATAGATCTGGGCCCTTAAGGTGATCGTGAACTGGAAATGGATAGCGACGCAAAGTAATCATTCGATTATTTGGCACTTTTCCATAAAATTTACAATAGGAAAAATCTGTCCAGGCAAATGGTTGATATCCAATATTCGTGTGACGAGAAATGTTTTTACTCCAATTTATAATACGTTCAGCTGTCGGATTTGAAACGTACTCTTTCATTGCTTCCTGTCTCGCAATATTTCGGTCAGCTAATCGATCGGCACTGTCTCTAGCTGCGGCAGCAAGTCGCTTTCTATCGTCAAGTGGCAGGCTAGCGATTTCTGGTGCTGAACTGTTTATCACAGCCTGTTCTTTCCGATCAGCTTCATCTTCGGCGGCTTTGCGATCTGCTCCAAAGTCGTGACGTAGATAATAACCTACAAAATGCGCATCTGGCTCGTACTTATCAACTGTAAAGTTTTCTACATACCTAAATACCGCAAAGTGGTTGAATATAGACTCAACTCCTCCACTAATTGGGTCTACGTTAATCTTATCCTTAATATCTGCTAATTTTTCATCAGTTGCAAGATAATTAACAGAACTAAAAAATTCTTTAGTAGTTAAATTTCCCATTATTTGGTCAGAGTCTTTTTGTTATTTATCGCCATAAATAAAAAAGAGAAGCAACTGCCTCCCTTCTCAATGCGTGCCGCGTACAGCCATTTATTCGCCAAATTTAATCTCGTATGTAAAATTAGCTGGATCCCAGCTCCTACTCATATGGATGTCGATTTCCTCTAGCTCTATTGGGAATGAATTAGTAATTTCATATTTTATCTTTGTGCTCATAAACAAATTAGTGTCATCCAGAATCTCAATATTTAATTCATCCCAAGTTTCATAGTCATCTTTATCAACATTAAATACTTCTAGACTAAATTGCATTAAGATACTTAGCGCAGTTACGGCAATTTCATTTATTCCAGCTCGACCGTATGCTGGCACCATGTGATATTTTACAGTACACTTTTCTGGTCTAATATTTTCAAGATATAAGCCATTACTTAACCCTAGCTGAGTTAGCCGTTTTAAATCGGGATATTTTTTATTAATTAGAGCCGTTATATTATCTGGAAACGTGGTAGGTGGATCATATGTGTCAATATTAACGTATCCTATACTTTTTTGAAAAATATAATATTCGTCCGATTTGTCCCATTTAAATTTATTATCGCTATCCAAGTTAATAGTTTCATTGGTTTTTCTAACCTTTTGTGCTAGATCTTTATCCGCTTTACCCCAAGTACCTTTGCCTTTAGTTGCAAATGAATTTACTCGAGCCATTGCCCATTGGTGTTGGGTTACTCCAGGTCTATGACCTGTTCGCCAAGCGGCAAGGCCTCTATTGTAAACGCTGCGTAAGATTGATTTAGAAATTTCAGTAGTCTTTGCTTTTTTATCGAGAGCTGAGTCAACTTGACCTTCTGAGATCTGCTCCATGAAAGCTTCTCCAAACATTTGATGAAACTTTTTTGTATGCTGACTAGTTTTAGTTTTATAGGGCTTGCCACCTTTGCCATAATCAGCTTTCCAACCACCATCTGGGTGACTCGTATATGCACTTGCATCTTTTGAATCTTTATGAGAGTGCTTTTTAATCTCATCTTTCATTGCTCTTGCATTCTTAGTAAGATACTTTGGATTGATTTTACCTTCGTCTTGTGCGTTCATTGGCTCAAGCTCCTTCTCTAATAGACCAGAAACTACTACAATATTAGTACCGTCCATCGAAACTGGCGTTTCGAGTTCAACTTCATAAAAATCAACGCCAGGCAAATATGTTTGTGAATAGCGTTCAACGACAGTCGCAAATTCTCCATCTGCCGCTCTAAAAAGTGCAGATGAATCTTTCCTATCTTCAGAGAATCTAAGAATTACCTTATCGTCAATGTCAAACCTCATTTCTTTTTAGCCTTTTTTCGACCTTTTTTCTTTGGTGCTTCTTCTGGTTCTAATTGATCTCTAAACTTTTTAATCTTTAGTCTAGCTTCAATTGCTTCAGCTCTAGCATCACGACGTTTTTTAAAATAAGTATCGGTCTTATTAACCTTTTTGTCACTGTTGGCATCTACATCCTCTTGGCCAACTAGGTCCATTTCAGGTTTTGTCTTCTTAGCTTCAGTGATGTACTGCGAAAATCTGTAGAGTTTCATGAGGTTATGAGTTTTTATGAATTTTCACGATTAGATTGCCAGTTCCTTTGATTAAGCGATGCCATGCATGCTTGGGAATTTCAATCCTCTCAGTTATATTTATAGGGAGCATATTGTCCAATTGAATCATCCAATCTGTTTCAGCAACGGCTTCTACTATTCTATTCTCATCATCTCGATGCCACATTAATTCAATTGGATCAATGTTTTCCGTAAATTCTCTAATTATCCAAGAGTCAGTTACTTCAAGATCAGTATATGGTGTCATTACCAAAATCCAGGATAAGTTTTTCCTCCCCAAAGATGAGCATACCGGTTAATTCGGCAAGCCCAATAACCAGGTTTAGTCTTGTCATTTTTTAGATGACATCGATGTCTAGCCGCAAACGATCTTCTAGCCTTTGGATCGCTAACTTTTGCTGTAAGGCCTCCGTGCACGTCGCCGAATGCAAGATTAACAACCTTTTTCGTTTTTGGATTCATAACGTATACATGATATTTCTTGACACCGCCACGACTCGGATATCCTAGTTTAACTTCTTTACCTTTATACTGAGCTTCATTCGTTTCGAATTCTTCGATCGGCAAATCCAATGCAACTACTTGATCCATATAGACTCCGGTTTTTCCTAAGTCAGACGTTTCAAACAGTTCTTCTGTGACCTCGTCTATTTGGATCGAACCCGCGGTCCATAATTGTCTAGCCTCTTTAAGTAGTTCAATATGAGCTTCACTTCCAGGCCTATATGCTGATTCGGCTATACACAGATCCTTATCCAGATGATATCTAAGACTCTCAGAGATCAATAAAGATTGATTATGATTAGACCAAGTCTCGTATAGTTGAACGTATCTCAAGTGAATCTGCTTGATTTTAAATGCCGTGTTCTCTTCTAAGCGTCATTTCATCATGTTTCATTTGATCCTTTGCCATTTGATCAAGTTCTTTCTCTGAATACTCTGGCATTTTATATCGAACGTTGTCACTTTTGTCTTCAGTTGGTTCGTCAATTTCGTTCTTAACAAAGTTAAATACTTCTTCAATATCGTCCTTTGATGTAGCAATATGGTCTACTGCCCAACTGTGGCCGCTTTTTAAGATATTATCAACCTCGACCTGATCCATTTCAAGTAAAGTTTCACAAAGTCTCTTAATTGTTTCCAGATTACCAAAGAACATATAGTTTTCAGTTTGGTGTTGAGCATCGCGATCAATATTATCAGAATTCTCATCAATGAACTGATCAAACTTTTTAAGTAGGTTCATTACCAATTGTTTTTATTTTTTAAAAATTCAGAGAATTCCATAATTCTCTTCTTCTTTTTCTTTGGATTAAAATTATCTCCTGAACCCAATGTTGTTTGAGTTGGTGGAGTAATCGGTCCCATTGAACCAATTGATGCAGGTACTTGCATTGCTACGCCTGGCGCAACTGCCTCTTCTGCAACATTATCTACTTTGTCCAAATATTCAGTAGTCGGCATAAACATTCTAGAAACGGCATCTGCTTTTATTTCGCCTGTACGACCGCCAACTAGTTTTCCAATTGCTTTTGCAGTTCGGTTTAGTGCAACTGAATAGATTGTAGAAAAAGAAGCACCTAGATTTTGAAATGCGATGCTTAATTGACTTTGCGGTTGCTGTGAATTACCAAATATGATTGAGGAAATTTCAATGAATTTCTTTTTAGCTTTTGCAATAAATGTGTTATCCGCAATCTGCTTACCAGTCACTGGCAACATTACTGTTTTGAATAGCGGTAACTTAGTATTAAAGTCATAATGAATTCCCTTGTTTAGTTCAAGCCTCAGTGATTTATCCTGTGCTCGGCGTAATAGGGTTGCTTCAATTTGATCAACCCATGTGCTTAAGTATGCTTTTGAATCAGCATCTAAATTGTCATTATTTGCAATTCTAACATTTCTAAGCAAACGGGCAGTTTCTTTAATTTCAGCTTCTTGAGCATATAGCTGTTCAAATTCAAGTATGTCCTTTACGATCTTTGTAAAAAAGATATTATTAATTTTTCGGTAACGAATCTCTTCAAGTTCTTCTTCAGTTAACTCAGACTTAATTGATTCCTCTGCTTGCTGTTTTGCCTGTTTAACGCCAGTCATTATCTCTTGCGGATATTCTTTAGTTATTTCCTCTATTTCTTCAAAGTCAACATATACCTTCTCAGCGGCTTTGTATTTTTCAATAGGCTGACTATTTGACCTTATTACAATTAACGACTGCTTAATTTCGTCAGACTTAACCTGAACCGGTGTCATATAAAAATTACGAATATCCTGTTTTATTTCGCTAATTGTTGCAATTAATTCATTTGCTTTTTCAATCTTTGCCTTTCTGTAAATTTCATCAAGCAATTCAATTCTTTCTTGAATTTTAGCAGTCCCAACGTTTAATTGTCTAACCTCGTCTGAAGCAAAAACTCCACCGGTCAACAGCGAATTTATTCTATTTTTATTTTCCTGTATTCTAGTTTTTGAGTACGCTAAATATTCAGACATTGTCGAAATAACCGCGTCTGCAGTAAATGCATTTATGAAATTAGGATTGTCTAAATAGGCTTGAATATTTTTATCAATTAAATCGTCAAGCATTAAATCGATCTTATCAAATGCGTCCTTTTTTTCAGAATCAGATGCGCCAGTAATGCTGTTAATGTCACTGCCAACTCTAATAATGTCTGCTTCCAATAGCAGACTTTCAAATATAGAAAGTCTTTTTACGTTAAATATCATTCTTGTGATAGTAGATAATTTAGTTTATTCTTAAGAGTCTTGATATTATCCAAGTCATTATACAATTCTGAATCCTGTTGAGGATCAAATACTGAGTAGAATATTGCAACAGACTCATCAATCATTTCCATAAATGATTCATAATTTCCATTATATGAAACTAGGCCGATTGCGGCCTCCTCAAACGAAAGCGCTTCCTTTCCGTACTTTCCTAGAATACTTTCAACTAGGTCATCAACTAAAACTAAAAATTCAGCATAGAACATTCCAAAGTTACGGTGTTCTGCCTCTAGCTCAGTTTGCCAATGAATGATATGAGCTTGATCTCTAATTTGTAATAGGCTCAAGATAAATTGAGCAGGAGTTGCATCTGGGGCTTGCTCCATTTCAATGTTTTCTACGTTCATCTCTTTAATTTTTGTTTTTTAGCCCATACATTAAATGGGATCACCCAAAAGTTTCTTTCAACCTTTCCCTTCAAGTAATCGTATTCCTTATTACCTTTAGGGTGTTGCAGAACTGCATTCTGTAAAGGTTCAGTTCCTTTTCGATAATTCTTTGCATTTTTATGAGAGCTTTCCATTCCAAAGTTATTTATTCTACAACTAGCCGTACATAGTTTCAAAATCCGTAGTATATTGGCTTAGTATAATATTATTAGGTATATGCGACAACGGTAGCATATATTAAACTGATTACTAAAACTTAATGATTCTGGTGAATATAATCTTAGAAAAAATCACAACTTAGTGAAATTTGAAGAGATAACGCCGGAGGACTTAGAGAAAATCTCCGAAATTTATTGGAACAAGGACCTAACTTGGGATAATCGTATGGATTTACTCAAGCAATACTTTAATAAATCTAGTAGAACTGTCCAAAAATGGCTTAGCGATTTGGGAATCAAGGAGAAACCTGATCAGGAGTCTCCACAACTAATAAAAGCCAAAGAGCGATCTATTGATCCAAAGAAAAAACGATTTATAATTACTTGGGCTCAAAATGATACGCCAGTTCACGAAGCATTTATTTCAAATATTGAAGCCTATGCCAAACATGTTAATGCAAGTATTCATGTTATTGCTGGCCGATATAAAAACCCAACATCAATATTTACTGATAAGAAGTATGAAACCTGGTCTGATCGAATCCTAGATTACTTGGATGCAAACCGACATGAACTTCATAAGTACATGTGGATCATGTCAGACATAAAAATTCAGCCGACCGCAGTTGATCCAATGACAGGTTTACAGGGAATGTCTGGAATAAACTCGTGCATTTTCGGTTCTCCTAAAGTACAATTGGAAACGATTCCTGTGCTTGAGGGCAATATCCCAAAAATGATGCTAACTACTGGTGCGTGTACCGTCAATAACTACACCGATTCAAAGGCTGGTAAAAAGGGCGAGTTTCACCATACGTTAGGCTTTGTGATCGTTGAGATCAAGAATGAAGAAGTATTCTTTGCACGGCAAGTCACTGCCCAAGATGATGGAAATTTCTCTGATCTATATTATCGAGTTAATTATAATTTAGAAGAAGCTAAAGGTCATGTTGAAAGACAAAGCTCAATTTCAGCAATTATCCTTGGAGATCTACACTATGGTCAACACGATTCACGAATAATCAAACGAACTGTTAAATTATTTGATAAACTAAAGCCGGATCATATAGTCCTGCATGATGTATTCGACGGCCTATCGATCAATCACCATGAAATGAATGATCCATTTATCCAATTTCAACGTGAAATTGATGGCAGCAATTCATTACGTAATGAAATTGACGCAATGTTAGTTGGCCTTGAAGACTTTAAAGATTATAATGTAACGATTGTTAGAAGTAATCATGATGATTTTCTAGATCGATGGTTAAAGAATACTGATTGGCGCAAAGCCTCTACTCTGCGTAATTCCATCGAATACATGGAGTTTTCTGCCATACTTTTAAAAGGAGAAGCCCAACATGGAATTATCTCATATTTAATAAAGCAAAAATTTCCAAGCTTTAATACACTAGGTCGTAGCGACTCGTTTGTAGTTAATGATTGGGAACTTGGTTTACATGGAGATGTTGGATCAAATGGCTCACGCGGTTCTTTATTACAGTTTAGAAAGCTAAATAGAAAAATGGTAATTGGCCATTGTCATTCTCCAGGCAGAAAAGATGGTGCTCTATCGGTAGGCACAAGCACTAAACTCAGAGTCAATTATAACGTTGGCCCTAGCAGTTGGTTACAGGCTCATGTAATTATCCACAATGACGGCAAAGCCCAACATATTTGTTTTATCGAAGGAGACTTTACGACTTTAACTTAAGTCGCGATTATAAGTAAAAAATTCGGAATGAATTGAATGGGGCACGAGACCTTTGTATGTTGCAAAGTCTTGTGCCTTTATTGCTTGAATAGCTTCGTTAGCCGTAGGCGAATATGGGATTTCAACTAAGCTTAAGTTTCTTTTAAGATTTAGGTCTCTTGATCTCTTTTTAGCATGTTCCAGCTGTAGAGCAAGATCCGCAAGCCTGCCTTTTTCTGCAACTATTGATATTGGTTCAAAATCTGGTTTAATCACTGCAAGTATCTTAGCAATATCTGCTTCGTTAACTGTAAAAAAGCCGGCGATCTTTTCTGGATTAGCGGTTGAATATTTGCGTAAAGTAGCCGTCACCGTTTCATTAGAAATCTGAAATCTTTTACTCTTATTTCCTGGATGAATTGCAATTAGCAATGTTGGCATATTTGATTCTTGCCAAAGCTTTTCTACGATTCGGTCGTGAGAATTAGTTATTGGCTGAAAGTCAGATAAGATTAAATTTACCTGCTTGACCTTACGCTTATTAGCAGGAACTTCAGCAAATGATTCAAAATATCCAGGTTCATCGGCGTTTCCAACAAATTCACTGAACGTTGGAAAGTAATTTTCAAATAGCTTAGATTCGTTCACAATATTCATTATTTTATTAATCTGCGAATGTAGAATTTTTTTCATCGGTTGTGTAAAAAAGCTTGCGCCAATCCGAATGTTTTTCTTTCTAAAGACATTCAGTAAAATTCGATAGATTTCCTTATAGTTCGGATTTGATTCAATTAAGTCAACTGTTTCTGCATCATTAATTAAATCAAAGTTAACGTTAAATTCCTCTCTTTTTAAATATTCTGGAATTTTGATTTCAAGCTCCGCATACTTATCTCCAAACTCTTTAACAAAGCCCTTATAGATTGAGTTAATCAACGACACGTATCGCTCATCCATAGTTTCTCCATCCATTGGCAAGCTCCGAAGCTCAGAATTATTAAAGCGTTCAATATAATTCATTAAGTCGGTAACTGTAATCCAAATATAATCATCGCTTTTTTTAGCTTCAGTTCTTTGATTTTCAGCACGATCAATTGCTTCCTGTTGAAACCATGGATCAATTAGTTTTGCCAAGAAGACAGAATCATCTTCGCCGGATTCAGGTTCATAGAATCTAAAAACTAGTCCCTCAATCGCTTTATCCATATCATCATTTAAGAAACTGGCCGTTAGTTCAGGATTAAACACCGAAAGGATATGCTTGGTAAATGAAGTCGTCTTAAATTTCTCAAGCAGCTGATCTATTGGCGTGTAGATAAAGTCCATAATCTCAACCTTTTGCTCATCGCTAAGCTTACCTTCGAATACAATTGGCGGTCTTTCAACCTGTAATTTATCAGCCCAATCATTTAGCGTTTCTCCGTCATGGATTGTTTGTTGAGGTTCGCCGTCTTCTCCAAGAATATTAATGTAACTGAGAATTAGATTATTTTGTGGAAGTCTGTCATATTCAACCTTTTGTGAATTTTTATTGACAAAATACTCAAATCCAAAATAGTGATCGCATGGCAAATCAATCTGTCCCAATTTCTCAAAGTGTTGGATTGCTTGCTCGTAATAACGACTTAGTACTCTATCTACAAACGAAAGTTTGCCGCCTTTTTTATAAAATTCAGGCTGGCCAGTTTCACAGTTCTTTCTAACTCCAAAAAAAGCCCCATCCATTTTCTCATTAACAATTACATGCTTATTGAGAAGCTCGGAAATAAAGTCTTTACCTTTCTTTTGATATAAGTCTTTAATATGTGATAGGCCTGCCATACTTGGTTATTTATTCAAACCAAGTGCGGAATTACAAGATTCAATAAAGAAGGTGACCGCAACTTGGTCAAAAGTGTTTTTAATTGAGTAAAATCCATTGCCCCTATTTAAGTCAGAAATGTCATATAGGTTGTTCTGGATTAGATCAAGCATTAAATACGATTCATCTTCAGTTTTAACAGTTGCATCCCAGTGATCTTTTTTACGAGTATTATCATCAGTTTGGCCATCAGCCGCTACAAATATAGTTTTACAGTTACGATAGAGAGCGGAAGATAATAATTTATGCGCTTCTGAGTGCGCTCTATCGTGAGTCAGTCTGCCTCTTAAAATTGCCCAAGCATAGGCCGATATGATAGCTCGGTCAAATATCCAAATCCTATCATGATAAGCTTCGCGCTGGTTCATTTCTAAAATGGTTAAAATATTGCCTAGACTAAAATAATGTAGACCGGGTTGATCTTCTTGCCATTCGAGTTGCAGAGCCTTTAAGTGATTTGCGAAATAAAACTTATAGTATTCAACTCTAGGATCACTGCATTGACTAATAAACTGTTTAATTAAATGAGTTTTGCCACTGTGTCTTGGGCCTTCAACAAATAATATCATATAATATTTAATCTAGTAATATTTGAATAATCTTCAATTTCACAAGCAGTCATCATATCAAATTCGATAATCTTATTCTTATCAACAAGTACAAATTTAACATTTTCAACAAATCCATAATCGCGTAAACCGACAGTATACTCGATTATTTGATATAAAGAGTCTTCATAGATAACAAGTTCATCAACCTCGTCTTCCTCTCTTAACCAATTTATTAATACGTCTACCTTTTTACCAGATCTACCTAAAAAATAGAGCTTATCAAATCTGATATTTTTTGAAATTAGCAAGTCAATCACAGCATCCCTAGTTTCAACGACTCGATTCGTTATCAAAATATTAATTGCAGCTGTGTCCCTAGCTCTAAGAATCACATTTTCAATGCCCCTTATATTAAAGGACTGGTCCAATGATTTTGGTGAATCAAACCATTCATATGGGGTTAAACCGGTTGCCTCTTTGCAAACGTAGCCCGGAACCCTGAATAAAGTTTCATCAAAATCGAATACTTGTAATTTCGCCATAATTACATATTTTACTGATAAATAACTAAGTAGTTTATACTAATTTACACAATTTCAATGGAAAAAGTAATCAGAAAGACTAGAGAGATCCAAGGTAACCGTTATTCGGCTATTCGGGATTGCGTACAGTCACAGAAACCGTTCGCTATTTACAACTTTTTAAACGCTAAGCAGTACAATCAATTCCTATTAGACTTGGACAAATTCGGCAAGTTAAAATATGTTTTACAGGTACTACACGCAATAGAGCCTAGGTCTGGTATACGCAGATTAAAAGTACCTAGCATCTTTATCACAAATGACGGAACTACTGTTTCTACCGAAGACTTTAAATCTATTGTCAAGGGTTCAATCAAATACTATTCATTAGACTCAATAATTTGTCTATATGATGGCCGGGTTGGAGTTTTCTATAAGAATGGAGATCATCACATTATTGGCAATGATATTTACTCAAGCACAAACATTCAGGACTTTCGCTCTGATTTTTACCAATTGGAAAGTGTTTACTACACGTTTATCAGATAAAACTTGCTGAGCAATTTAGGTAAAATAAACAGATGCAGGAAGAAACTCAAAAGAAATCAGTAGCCCAAGTCTTTAAAGAAAAACGAGAAGTATTTTCTTCAGAGATTTATGATGGCATTAAGTTATTGGACAACATCAAGAAGATGTCACAAGTCCAGGTTACTTTTTTGAGTTTACGCCAGCGTTTGCTTGAAGAGAATCATACTTTACTCGAACACTTTACCCGTCTTAAAAAGACCTACCGTGAACGTAAGGGAGAGGAGTGGGTTGATACTTCAAAAAGCATGCAAATGAGGTACAATTCCAATGAAAAGGCAACAATCGTTGACGGCAAGACCGCCGATATCAAGGAAAAATTAGAACAAATTGAAAATCAAATTGCATTCTATGCAGAATCGATTAAGACCGTCGATGCTGTTCTATTTGGTTTGAAAACCCGAGTCGATGTAGAAAAACTTCTCGGTTAAAAATGTTTATGAGTTTTGCTAAGATTTAAAGTTACCGATGATCGTCAATACCTGCAATTAATCCATTCGGATCTAAAAAAAGAGGCTAAAGACCTCAAACTGCACTTTCGCAAACGTCAAAAAGGCTATCACTTTAATGTTCTTTATAAGAGAAGGCTTTGGGATGGCTATGATAAATTTATAGACTCAGAAAATCGAATAGGCATTGGCCTTTGGCGAGAAGTAATAAAGTTTGGACAAAACTTTGGTTATGAAATTGAAATCGAAGGTTTAGACTCTTTACTTAATTTAGATTTTACTAGAGAGATGTTGGAGAAGTTTACGTCAGTTCTCTTAGATGGATCTAATATTGATACTCGAGACTATCAAATGGAAGCAGCTCACCGAGCCCTTAAGTATAAATTTTGTGCACAAGAGCTTGCTACTTCCGCCGGTAAGACGCTAATTCTTTACATTTATATCTCCTTTCTTAAAAGAAAGGGTATTGTCTCAACAGACAAAAAAGCCCTGATTGTTGTTCCAAATATTTCGTTAGTCGGCCAAACTGCTGAAAAGTTTGAAAAGGAATATCAAACTGGTTTACTTAATTATAAAATAATGCAGATAGGCGGATCAAATAAGTATTCAGATAAAAAGTTTGAAGAAGCTGATCTAGTTATTTCAACTTACCAGAGTTTAGCTAATCGAGAACCTGAATGGTTTTTAAATTTCTCAGTATTATGTATTGACGAGGCCCATACGTCAAGAGGGGATTCAATTAAAAATATCTTATTATCTTCTAAAAATGCAGAATATAAGCTGGGACTCTCTGGCACAATTAAAGTTGAGGAAGAGTACTCTGACTTTTTTAAGATCCAACAGTATTTAGGTCCATTATCGATGGTCCTTAAGCCAAGTTTTTTAATTGAGCAGCAGCACTCGCCAAATGTATACATTAAAATGATAAAGCTTAAATACCCAGAAGACGAACCGTGGGTTAAAAAGTATCTATGGCTCAAAGCGAATAATAAATCAATTGATGGTAAAGCCATGTTTACGATGGAACGTGAGTTTATTGTTAGTTATGAGCCACGAATAAATTTTATATCAAGCCTCTGTCGAAAACTTGATGGCAATAAGCTTATCCTATTCATTAACGTTAAAGACCAATATGGAGCTAAAATTGCTAACCAAATTAGAGAATGGAATGAAAACTGCTATTATATCGATGGCGAAGTCGGCGACCGGGATCGAGCTTCTTATAAAAATGCAATGGAAAAAGGCCAAGGTGTAGTATTAGTTGCATCATATGGAACTTTTTCTACTGGCATTGACCTTAAAAATGTCAACCATATCATTTTTGCAGAGAGCTACAAATCAGAAATCACAATTAGACAGTCGATTGGTCGAGGTATGCGCCAATTAGCTGGTAAGCATGAAGTAGTCGTTTATGATTTAATTGATGACCTTAATGGATACATTGTAAAGCACGGAGCGACTAGGGAAAAAATCTACAATCGGGAAAAGTTTATTGTGTCAAAACACCAGTTTGAGCTGCTCAAATTTAGAATTAACTCTCATTCACAAAGTTAAGAAAATTCGCTTTGGCGTTTTTCTCAAATTTTATGTGTTCATTCTTAATGAATATTAGAGCCTCTTCGTGACGAGCAAGTACGCCAATCTCATCCTCAATTAATCTAAGTACCTCCATCTTTTGATCGGTAAGATCAGCGTATGCCATGTCCGATTTTCCTCGGACTAGGCCTAAATCTGTCAATCTATCTCTTTCGCTGGGTTCATACTCATGAATTGCTCTAATATCAGCAAGCTCGTCAATTTCAAGATTTTGAATTGAGCTATTATACTCGTCCATTTGTGCTTCAATGTTTTCTAAAATATCAGTTAACGAAGACTCTGGAACTGGACACATCCATCCCCCACTTTGGCCAAGCATACGCACTTCTTTAAATACATCGCCATATTTAGCTAAGAACACATTATTAATAAAATCATCAGTTTCAAACTCTAACCAATTCCACCAGGCTCTGTCCAAATCATCATTTGATGCTTCATCGTTGCCGCTAGCCTTTTTATAATCTTCTAAGCTTACGTCTGCATATAGTTTAACATCTATTGCATAGTGAGCCTCAAGATCTCGTGAATATCTATTGTAGCCCCATTCTCTACTGTCTAACTCATCAACTTTAGAGTCTAGTTCCTGAAGGGCATCAGCTAATTCCTGATTAAAATTAGATAGCTCATCTAATAGTCTAGTATAGGTATCAACGAGTCGATCACGGTTCTCAAGGTAATAAGATTCATTTATAAAATTTGAAAATTTCTTTAGGAATTTCATTTTTTCCAAGTACCTTTAGCTTTCATTTTTGAAATTTCAATAGCTTGCAATTGTTTAACTGCTTTTTCCTTTGATGGATGGGTACCGAGTACCTTTTTACCTTTTGAATCAAGAACAACCCATTTATCTCCACGCCTTGCAATTTTCTCTATTATAAACTCGCCAAACCCAATTACCTTTTTTTCCGATATGGCGACCGGCTCTAATACTGGAACCGAAACAGGCTGGTCTGCTTGCTGAATTTGCTGGGTTTTGACCTCATTAAATATTTTGTCTACTTTATCGACTAATTCTGTTACTTTGGTTTGGATAAGGCACAATTTTTGAAACTGATCTTTAGTAAGAGTTTCAAAAGATTCCTCAACTGAATAGAGGTACTTTATAAATAAATCCATCTCAGTTTGCATCTTACAGAGATATTTTTGAGGCAATGACAACTCCAAGAATTAGCTTCGTATAAATCAAACGAAAGTTATAGTACGCATCAATAATTGCATATTCGTCCTTGCTTAACTTAACTAATCCTTTTTTGTCGGAAAGCCGGTTAATGCTATTTATCAACTGGACAGTATCTTTAATTTGTTTATCTCCTATCAGTACTGCTAAAACGTCACTAAATGTTGAATATGCCAGCATTGTTTTTGAATCAGCCAGCTTCTTAATCCAATCATCAGCTATTTCAGTGCAGTCGCGCTTAGTTAATAGGTCTGTTGTCACGAGCCCTTGATTTAGGATCTGTGAAATGACATCCAATTCGATAACCGTTTCGGCCCGACGGTGAACCCAAACAAGATCCGTTTCATGAATATTAATTGAAAATCTAGAATCCTTTTCATAGACGAACCTAATGATCGGCGATGAGTATTTGGCTAACTTTGGGTCATAGCCATCTTCGTCAGATATTGAAACGCCTTTTAGGCCATAGGGAATTTCTCCAACCTCTAACGAAAATTCAGAAAATGGAAAATTCACCAAAAATGGATACTTTTTGTTTAAAATCACTCTATCTTGCATGAGCAAGGCTGCCATTTTAATCGTCTTTTTAGTATTTATTTAAGATTATACTCACTAGATAAACTTCGATCTAGTTAATTGTACAAAACAGTATACCGCCATTCAAAAAATGACAAGATCTGAAAAAGAACAAGTAATTAAGTCAATGGATTTAAAGCAAAACGCCATTAAAATCTTAATTAATTCATTTTATGGTGCTTTTGGAAACAGATACTTCTACTTCCACAATAACGAGATTGCGCAATCGATTACTCTACAAGGACAGGACCTAATTAAGTTCTCAATCAAGGCAATAAATCACTATTTTATGGCAAAGTGGCACATCGATACTGAACTTCATAAAAAGCTTGGCATTGCTGGCCGACCAATCACGCAAATCGATAAAGAGGCCGCAATTTACACGGATACTGACTCAGTTTATATTTGTTTTGACTATGCAATTCAATCAGTTGAAGGACTTTCTCAAGAACTTAATTCAAAGGAGTCACTTGAATTTTGTTTAGCAATCAATCGAAATAGACTTAAAGACTATTTTAAGCAGGCTTTTACTCGATATGCTGCCTACTTTCACACAGATAATCGGCAAGACTTTGAGCTTGAGAATATCTCACGATCTGCAATTTGGTTAACCAAAAAGAAATACATTCTTAAAGTCTCGTACAAAGACAATAAAAAAGAAGAACTCTTATCCAAAGAATCACTCATCATTAAAGGTCTTGAAGCAATTCAAGCAGCATATCCGGTTTGGGCTAGAACTAATCTCTACCAGTTATATGAATACTTACTAGAAGTCGGCACATCACTAGACTTAGAGCAAGACTTAATTCCAAAGCTAACTGCAATTCGTGAAGAATTTGAGCAATTACCGATTGACAATATTGCTTTTAACTTTTCAATCCGAGTTTATGATGATTATGTAAAAAAGTTGGTTCCATTACAACTTGAAAAAGGTATTTCGATTTATGCTAGAGCAGCTGCCTATCATAATCACATTATAAAAAAGACTGGCAACCAAAAGTATAACTACATTCAATCAGGCTCAAAGATTCGCTTTTATTATGCTGCGCCAAATGAATATGAGTTTGATATTTTCGGTTATGCCCCCGGGTCATATCCAGAAGAATTTGCGCCGCCAATTGATAAGCAACAACAGTTCTTTAGATTGATCATTGAGCCAATCAATAAGATCATAAAGGCAATGGGTTATCCTGAACTGACTGTATCCTTATCTAGAAATATAGAATTAGTTAAATCACGCAGTCGTAAAAAGGATTTTACTGATGAGGAGATGTATCCGTTATATGCGGTTCACAGTCAAACTCTTGACTATGCTAAAATTCCAGAAAGCTGTCAAGGTTTTATCGGTAACATTGACGCACAAATTCCTCCTGACCTAATGACAGTTTATCTACAAGCAATTTCACAGTTTGGTTTAAATACGGTCATTGTGCCTAAACATGAACTTGTTAAATACCGAGATCGCGTTGCAAAAAAGCTTGGAATCCAAGTTGAAGATCCATTTGCTATTCCAGTAGAAGTGATGAAGATCTATCTTAAAGAAAATGGTTGGTCCGAGATAATTAACTCGTCAGACGGCGGCAGTTGGTTACAAACTGACAAATATGAAAAGGCCATAAAACAGGGAAAAGATTATTATAAAATGGGATATGACTTAACTAAGGCTTATAAATTGGCAATTAAACCCAAGCCGATTAAAACTATAGAAGAAACTACGTGAAGCGATCCGAAGTAGTAGCATTTGTTAAATTAGTTTTAGAGAAACGTTTTCCAGATACTCTAGAAAAGCAAAAGATTGAGACCGGCACTGAATACAAGCTCAACTTTGCCTGTCCAATTTGTGGTGACTCTCAAAAGAAGATCGGTAAAAAGCGTGGCAATCTATACCTAGATACTAAGCATTATAAATGTTTTAATGACGGCTGCATGACATACATGAGCCTTGCAGAATTCGTATCAAAGATGAGCCGTCGGTTTTCAGTATTGATGCCGACTTTTATTCTTGAAGAGGATACAACCGTTAAGATAAAAAGAGTCGACAACCAACTAGTTAGATTCTTAACGTCAGATACGTCAAAACTTATTAGGATAACTGACATAATTAATCGGTTCTCACTTAAAAGACTTGATTTAGTCGATGAAGAATCAGCAGCGCTTGTCTTTATTAAGGGTCGAAATCTAGACAGAATTCCTGATTATGGAGATTTTCTTTATACTGATGCAACTAGCTCTAGAATCTACATTTTTAATTTTGATAGAAAATCTGGAAAAATACTTGGCCTCGCAACTAGAAGCTTACGCGCTGACGCTGAACGCAAATACATCATTAAGAGCTATACTGAGTTGAGCTCAATGTTTGTTCAAAAGCAGATCGAAAGATCTCTTATTGAGGATGCGAATTTTCTAAATAATTACTTCAATATCCTAAACATTGATTTTGCTAAACCGATTCTATTAGCAGAAGGCCAATTTGATTCAATGCTGGTCGAAAACTGTATTGCAACGTCTGGCGTCAGTAAAGCTCGATCAATTTTATTAAATTTAGGGTCAAAGAGCGGAACCCGAATCATATTCGACCGAGACAAAGCTGGAAAGACTCAGATGATGACCTTAATTAAGCAGGGTTATTCAATTTTTCTCTGGAATAAGGTATTTGATACAATTAAAAAGTTTCACACAGATCAACAGTCTTTAATTGATCTGCAACAAGTCAAGGACATAAATGATCTCTTTTCATTTATGGTCAGCAAAGATAAATCTATAACGACTCATGATTTTTCAAAATTCATTAATGGCTATTTTAGTGAGACTGTTCTAGACATGGTCTACCTATAAATAACTATATGAAGCCGGTTCAAAAGAATAATATTAAGACCTTTCTTAGCCCTCGACATGGTCAGGTCCAGCAAGGTTATTTTAGACCAGCCAATCCAGAAAAGTACATCGGCAATCCAAGTCAAATAATTTTTAGAAGCTCATGGGAATTTAAATTTCTAAAATGGTGTGACGCTAGCCCAACCATTCTAAAATATTCATCTGAGCCGGTCGGCATTCCATACTATAGCCCTCTAGATAAAAGAGGCCACATTTACTATGTTGACTTTTATATTGTAACAAAAGATACTGATGGTAAGGAAAAGGCTTGGCTAATCGAGGTAAAACCTAATAAGTATACAAAGCCGCCAGTTGCTCCAAAACGGATGACCGATAAGCAGACAGCGAATTATATGTATGCAGCCAAGCAGTTCATTCTCAATCAGGCTAAGTTTGAAGCAGCTCGTGAATTTGCATCAATTCGCGGTTTACAGTTTGGAATTATAACTGAAAACTTTTTGTTTAAATCAATATAAAATATAGTAATGGCATATATTGATTTAGATTCATATATTACAGATGGCACGATTGCCGAATCGAGTCATTATGCAAATTATTACTTTCAGGAAGAAGGTAAACCGTTTAACAGGTTTAAATTGATCCCTGGTCATTTCTATTCATTTAATGTGGTGAATGCTTTGCCAAATGATGTAGTACCAAACTTATCTGAAACGTTTAGCCCAAAATCATTAAATCAATATCAGGTTAAGCGGCCGTATTATGATAACAGCCCTGTTTGTCTAGGCTTGGGTGGGTCAGATGGAGAAATCATACTAAATCTTAAAATGATTCCTCCCAAATTGCGATCAGTTATCATCCGTCGATATTTGAGAACAGTTCAAGAAAGACTAAAGCTTTTTTATGGAAACGACGGCCAGTTAATTCCATTTGAAAACCGGTTAAACGAAAAAACGATTGGCCCATTTTTAACAGTCAATCCGGCTTTCATGTCCAAGCTCACTGGAATTAACTTGAGCTTTGCTCTAAATAAATATCAAAGAGAGAACATGGCAAACATATCCCTAATTGATTGGGAGGATGTTTCAAAAATCGAACAAATCGATTACCGAAACGATCCAACCATTGCAGTAAAGACTCCAGTTGCAGTTCTTTTATCAGAATTTGGAAAATAACGCCCATAAATGGCAGGCTTTTTAGATAATAATCCACTCAGCGGCATTAGATCAAGATTAACTGAGCTAAGTCGATTTGGAATGAAATATGATGACTTGTTAATCAAAAATTCTCAAGCAATTGGCTTTATTGAAGGTCAATTGAGTGGAATGCAGGGCGGACTATTGGGCGATGACCTAATGAAAGCTACTTTAGCCTTATCCGATACTACATCAAGCTTACGATCAAAGTCAATTGCATTCTTTCAATTAGACTATATTTCAAAGAGAGAAAGACTTAGAGACATTGCATCAAACGGCGAAATCGAATTTATCTTGGAAACGATTACTGACGATGCGGTCGTATTTGACGATGATAACCGTTTTTGTTATCCAAATGACCTGATAGGAGAAATTCGGTATAAGGGAAGAAGTAAAGAAGCTAGATTGCAATACCAAGAGAAAATTGTTAACCGCTATCAAGAAAACTTTCAAAAGATCTACTCCGCTTGGGGATTTGGTACAGGTATCTCATCTTGGCAATATTTCTATCAGTGGCTTATCGAAGGCCATCTAGCCTTTGAGATAATCTTTGACGATCCAATGAATCCAAAGAATATTATCGGATTTAAAGAACTTGATCCAGCTACTCTTTTTCCTCAAGTTAAAAAGGATTTTACCGGTAAGATTTATCTAGAATGGGCACAAAAAGATCCAAAGGGTGCAAAACTTAGAACGCTTACCGATTCTCAAGTAATTTATATCTCATATTCAAATCAATTTAGAACAAAGCGAGTATCGTTTGTTGAAAGAATGGTTCGCTCGTTTAATCTACTTAGAATCATTGAGCATTCAAAAGTTATTTGGCACACAATGAATGCGCCAATTCGCTTAACGACGACAGTGCCAGTAGGTACAAAGTCAATGCAGAAGGCAAAAGAAGATATTCGCGAATTTACAAATACTCTAAAAGAAGATATTTCGTTTGACGGAGAATCTGGTGAATTAAAAGTTGACGGTAAACCGAACATTCTTTTTTATAAGAACTATGTATTACCGATAAATGACCGAAACGAACAAGTCAAGATTGAACCGCTCGAATATGCTGGTCCAAATCTATCAGGTTCTGAGCTTCTTAAGTATTTCCATGATAAACTAAAACTAGATTCAAAAATTCCAGAATCTAGATTTGGCGATGGTATGGGAACTTATACTATGAGCGCTGAAGGAATTTCTAGAGAAGAAATCCGGTATAATAAATTTATTTCAAGACTCCGTTCTGCTTTTAAAGAGCTTATTACCAAGCCTCTTTATATTCAAATGTGCTTGGACTTTAAAGAGTTAAAAGACGATCCTAAATTCTCAAATGCAGTAGGTCTTCAATTTTATGATGATAATGTATTTGAAGAAATCAAACAACAGGATCTACTTAATAAGCGTCTTGCCACACTAAATGCTCTTAAGGCAGTAGTCGACGATGGCGGCCAGCCATACTTCTCAACTGAATACTTAATTAAGGAATATCTTAAGATGAGTGATGAAGATATTCATAAGAACCGCGACTACTTAGCAGCATATGGCAAAGCTTTAGAAGTTAGTGCTGATGCAGGAGCAGTTCCAGCTGGAGCACCTGCTTCGCCGGCCGCACCAGCAGCACAAACTCCACCAACTGGAGAAACCTCAAAAGAGGTTGGCGAGCCAGGCTCCTTATAATTTAGGAAAATGGATCTAGGTCCGGGTTTGGAATCATATTCCAGGCCTTTTCGGAATTAACGCCAGTTCCTCTAGCAAGTTGGGTTACTAATGCTTCTCGCTTAAGTATATCTAGCGCAGTGGTGTATTCACTATCTCTTAACAGTTCTTCGATTTGATCAGAGTCTTCGGTATTTAGTTTAACTCGATATACTACTGCGTGTCTTTGAGAATTTGTACGAGCTCGCATTTGTAACATACTTACCGTATTTGACCAGTCCTTTCGCATTTCATTACCAGCGCCAGGTTTATCTAACCCCAATTCAGCAAGCCTATCTGCGTCATCCGCGTCGCTCATATCTGGTTCTTGAATAAAAGATTCAATACCATTACAATCAGCAAGGCCAATCCACCAACTTGGAGTTGAGTAAGTTTCGAATAGTGGTACATAAGTTGTCATACATCAAATAGGGCGGCGAAAGCAGAAGTTTCACCATTTATTTTTACATCTAATACAATTGAAGTTTTATATGGATCACCAACATTGTCTAGATAACCGGCTGATACTCCAATTTTATATTTTCTAGAATTTAGCACATAGTCTTCAACAAGCTGATTTGTCTCCCGTTCAATTCCAGTAATACTAAGATTGTCAAATTCAAATAGATATTTTTCCATTCCAAATCCAAAATCTGGCTCGCCTAATACTTCTCCCTTCTTAGTTAAAATAGTCATTCTGACCTGTTGAATAGTGTTTTCGATATCGTCCATTACTTCAAAAATACCAGGTTTATAGTTAGGATCGCCTTCTGTTCTAAAATAAAAATCTATTGCCATACGCTTATTGTCTTATTAGGAACATCCAATCGGCTGTGTTCTCGCCTTTCATCATGTCCATTACTTGAGTGAGCTCAGCCTCGGCTCTAGTTACTAAGTTTGTATAATTTACCTTAACTCCACCGGGAAGGTTGTAATCAAAACTAGTTAAGAGTTCTCCCAACCTTAATTTTGCTTTTGCTCTCATGTATCTTTGGAAAAGTTCGTCATTATACAAGTCTTCTAATTCAATCTTTTTTGCAACTTCTAATACCATACCATTAGTGATTGGGTTTCTACCAATAATGATTAGATCATGAGTGTTACGATTATAATTATATGCAAATGTGTCTAATACAAAGCCCTTAGTTAAGTCTAAGAATGAGAATAGAATGGTTCTGTACATAATTGATTCTCCAATAAATGGAGTTAAGAATATCTCAGAACCAACAAATTTATTTTCTGAAAAGTCTCTATCAATTGATCCAAAAATAGAAGCTCCTCTAGGTTCTCTAACTTGGTGAACGAATTGTACGCAATCAGGCAGTCTAACCGCGCGGTCCTTTTTGAATCTATCATTTTTAAAAACATCTTGTGGAATTGCAAGATATCTAGGCTCAACTGCATGACGCCAGTTATCATAAAAATAGCCTTCAGCAATCTTCATTATTCTAGCAATCTCTTTTTCTGGAATAACATAAGGTAGTGCCTTTGAAAAGGTTAACTCTTCCTGGATATCTGCAATTAATTCTGCTTTAGTCATTTAATTAGCCTTTTTTATGCAGTTGCTGCAACTTCCGCTCTCTTTTTTTCAAGATCAGCTTTTCTCTGTGCTAGAACAGCCTGCTCATTTGCGAGGATTTGTCTTTCAGTCATTGCGTTTGGATCATCATCCTTAATTTTTTCAGCACGTGTTGCTAAAGCTGCTTCATCTTTTGCAATTTTTGCATCTTCTTCTTCAATTGCTGATTTTCTTTGTGCAACTTCAGCTTCAGTAGCTTCCATCATTCTAGCTCTGCGGTCTATTTCATCTTTACTAATATACGCGTCAGTTTCAGGACCATAATCCTCTGAATCCGCTTCATCAGTTTCTGCGTCCTGTGCCATCATTGCTGCTTCATCATACATTTCAGTTGATAAGTCGTAACCGGCTTGAGATGCTTCCATTCTAGCACTTTCGTAACTATTAGGTAGAGATCCACCAAAAAAGTCTAATACTGAAAAGCTGTCATGGAATTTTTTAGCAGAATCTAATCCAACTTCTCGCAGTCTATCCTTTTCTTTAGGGTCAAATACTTTAAATTCATCTTTAGTGTTCATTCTGCCTTTCATTTTTTCAAATGAAGCACCTAAATCAACGCCTGGCATGATTTCTTTGATGTTTTTTTTATTATAATCATCAGCGAATTTTTTAGCTTCAGCTCCAGTATCAAAGGTTTTAATTTCACCATCTTGAGTAGTGTAAACTTCAAATTTACCTTTTACTTTCATCACTTTAGCCTTATCATATGGGTCTTTAGAACCTTCTTGTATTTTTGTGTAAAAATTGTCGAAATTTAAAATCGATGCCATATCGGTCGCGTTTTTGTTTATTTATCAGCCGATTAAAAGAGCATTATTTCTTATCTGTGAAGTCTTTAAATGACAGGACTTTATTCTCGTTTATAAACCCATTTCGATATGTTGGATGCTGTAGTGCTCGATTAGTGGTTACCGGATTAATTGGCTGATTTGTGACTTTTTTATTTAGTTTAAAAGCGCTAGCCGGCACAGTGTATTCGCCGGTCTCATTAGTTCTTAATATTTTCCAAATGATCTTTGGATTTATTTTGTCCGGAATCCCCTGCGCAAATGAGGCAAAGTCGTCATTCTTTAAAAATCTTCTAAGGTCCTTTCCATATAGATCTCGGTTGCCGTCGCTAAACTTTGCTCGGCCAGTATTAACCTTTTGGATGTTCTTTATCTTACCAGCGAATTTATGAACGTCATCAAATCTTGACATATCATCAGGTGCTGCATACAAAGTAATTGCGTGGTTTGGTGCATCAGCCGTCTCGCCAAGTGCATAAATCAATTGATATGCACTTCGAACTGGAGAGATACTTGTCTTTTTAATTATTGTATTTTTTGAATTTTTACCAATATACTTCTTTAAGATTTTGATTGCCTTGTCTGCAGTGATTCCGCCCTCAGGCCTATCAGAAACGTAGATCATAACTTGATCATTTTCAGCAAGGGCTCTCTTAATTATTTCATAGTGGCCTTTGTGAGGAGGCTTAAATTTACCGGTAAAAATTCCAATTTTCTTCATTGTAATCTCTGGCAATTGCTCGGGCTTAATATGTTCAGTTTTAATCTTAATTGAATATCTTTTCTCGAGCAGCTTTGCATGCTTTAGGTTATTTATGTCGTCGTCGAAGAAAATAAATTTAGAATAGCCTTTCTCTATTAGTTTTTTAAAGGCTTGGCTCTTTTTTTCTGCATTTGTACCAATGAATTTTGTGCCAGGTTCATTTACTGCAAATACAAGGTCTGGGTGAATATCTACTCCATGACTTAACATAAATTCTCTAACGAGCTTAGCATCTCCCCTAGCTGTGATTATACCTACTGCTCCCTCTTTTGCATAGACTTCTTTCATAATATCAAGAGTCCACTTAACGATTGTGCCGGCTCGCAAGATATCAGGATCATCAAACTGGGAGAAATTAATAGAATGATTTACATTTCTCTCGTAATCGTTAAATTCCTTTGGTGACAGATAAAATTTAGAACCAGTTCGAGAGTCCATGACCTCGATACGAGCATTAGTTACAACCAGAGTATCGTCAAGGTCAAAAATTGCAATAGTGCGTCCTCGAATAGCCATCATGTTTATTATACTCCCTAAAATAAAAAATGGGACTTAGGTCCCATTTAATAAAATATTAAAAGATCAATTATCTCCAAGCTTCGTTCATCATGCACTCTTTAAAATAAGACGTACACTCATGAATATAACCGTCATACGTATGAGACTCATTTTCGTCTTGATGGTATTTCATACCCTCGTCAATCAAATATTCTTTACACATTGACCTAATCATTGACTTGGTTTTGGCTGAGCAGCCAGATCCTTCTGAAATAGGCTCATGATCAAAATATGGAAGTTCGTCATCGTCACGCCTATTTTTAGGCCTATTGGCTAAATCGACCATTGCTTCTCCAATAAATTGTTTAAATCTTAGAACTTGTGATTCATTAATATCTGCTTCGTCTTTCTCTTTTTTAGCTGAGCCCATATCTGCACTAACATCACCAATTTTGATATCGTAATCGCCATTGCCGGCTTCTTCGATTTCGCAATTAATCAGGTAAACTACATCATTATATTCAGAAGATAGGGTTCCTTTGTAAATTCCCTCTTCTTCAGTCTCTTCGCGATCGTCGTCAAGTTTAAATTCTAGAGCAACTTCTTCACCTTCAACTGTTTTAACTGTAATTGTGATAAAATCGCCGCCGTCTGCATCGCCTAATGAAACAATTTCGGGCTCAGAATGACCCTCTTGTAATTCTTGAATTCTTGCTTTTTTTATAGAATCCTCACCAATCAGCATATCATTTTCATCTTTCATAAACTTAGGTATGCTTCTGTTTCCAAATTTCCCCATTTTATAATCATCTTATTTTAATTTATTTATTTGAGAGGAGTCTCCATTAATTATTCTAAGCTCTTCTGCTCCAGGATCATGGGTTATTACCAGATGATCTCCATTCTGGACCGTATTGTCAATATAAGCTTCAGCGATCAGGTCCTCTACGTGTGACTGGATCATTCGGTGCAGAGGTCTAGCTCCATACTTCTCATCATAGCCCTTATCAACAATAAAGTCCTTTGCGGCTTGAGTTAATTCTAAAGTATAGCCATTTTCTGAAACTCTCTCATATAGATCAGCAATCTCAACTTCAATAATCTTTTGAATATTTTCTCTGGTTAGACTATCAAAAATGATTACATCATCTATCCGGTTAAGAAACTCTGGTGCAAATTGAGAGCTTAACGCATTTTTTAATACCGATGCAGCTAAATCTTTTTGTTTTTCTAGAGAGCTTGCTGTTGCAAAGCCAATGCCGTTACCGAAATCTTGAACTTTACGTGCCCCAACATTAGAAGTCATAATGATAACAGTATTCTTAAAGTCAATCTTTCGACCCAATCCGTCAGTCATATGACCCTCATCTAATACCTGTAATAGAGTGTTAAAAATATCTGGATGGGCTTTTTCAATTTCATCAAGAAGTACAACTGAATAGGGTTTACGTTTTACTTTTTCAGTTAACTGGCCGCCTTTTTCATAACCAACATAACCTGGAGGAGCTCCGGATAATTTGCTACTGGTAAATTTTTCTCCAAATTCAGACATGTCAACTCGAATTAGAGCATCTTCTGAATCAAACATAAATTTTGCCAATTGCTTAGCTAATTCGGTTTTACCGACACCAGTTGGGCCTAAGAAAATAAATGTCCCAATCGGCTTCTTTTTAGATTTAAGACCTGCTCTTGCTCTATGAATTGCTCGAGTAATCTTTTTAACTGCATGATCCTGACCTATTACTCTTGCATTCAACCAATCTTCCATACCGACAAGCCGTTCTCTTTCTGAGCCCTTTAGTCGACTAACAACAATTCCAGTAATGTTTGAAACTACCTGAGCAATATCATCTTCATTTACTGGCAGCCTATTATCTTTTAAAGATTGGTCCCAACCCTTTTTAGCAAGGTCAATTTCATCCATTACTTGGCGCTCTTCATCTCGTAGCTTAGCAGCAGTTTCATATTGTTGAGCTTCAACTGCTTTTCTTTTTTTATCGCCAACTTCACCCAGCTTTTTTTCAAGCTCTTTAATATTTTCTGGAACTATTACTCCAGCTATATGCACATTTGCGCCAGCTTCATCCATTAAGTCAATTGCCTTGTCTGGCAAAAATCTATCCTGAATATATCGATTACCGTAATTAACACAAGCATCTAGAGCCTCTTCTGAATACCTGACCATATGATGGGCTTCATATTTTTCTCGGATATTGTGTAAGATTTGTCGAGTTTCATCGGATGTTGATGGGTCAACCATAACTTGCTGAAATCTTCTGCTTAATGCACCATCCTTTTCAATAGATTCTCGGTATTCATTAATTGTAGTCGCGCCAATACATTGTATTTCTCCACGAGCGAGTGCTGGCTTTAGAATATTGGCCGCGTCCAGCGAACCACTTGCGGAGCCCGCTCCAATTAACGTATGAATTTCATCAATAAACAGAATAATATTTGGGTTGACAGAAACTTCTTGAATAATGTTTTCCATACGTTCTTCAAATTGACCACGATATTTAGTACCTGCAACTAGTGTTGATAGTTCTAAAGCAATAATCTTTTTGTCAAAAAGAACTCTTGGGCAAGTTCTCTCGATAATCATCTTTGCTAAGCCTTCAACAATGGCAGTTTTACCAACACCAGGCTCCCCAATTAAGATCGGATTATTCTTTTTTCTTCTAGCTAAAATTTGACTGCATCGTCTAATTTCCTTTTGCCTACCTACGACTGGGTCGAGTCGGCCTTCTGCTGCTAATTGCGTTAAATCTTTACCGAAATTATCTAATACTGGAGTTTTGCTTTGATTTGCTTGTTGTTTTGCCATTAAGGTAAATGGTGTTTTTATTCTTATATTATGTATTCTGAATTTTTGGTTTTAATTAGTTTTGCCACATTATAAAAATAATATTTTTTAAGTTAATCCCACCAACCCATCACGCCAGAGCCATCAACCTGGGCATAATCGTTCTGCAAAATTTATTTTCATATTCTGTTATACTAAAAAAGGGGACTTTGTTTAGTCCCCTGCCATAATTTCTAGTGTTTTATCCATTAGTTTTGGTCTAATTCGTTGTCGGTCCTCAGCCGGTAGACGGTTTCGAGTTATTAAAGCGCCTTCGACCTTTCGAATATGATAAAGTTGCATTTGATATATTGAATCAGATTTCTTAGCCGCTCGAATATCGGTTGCTTTATCAAATATTGAACAAATATAGTTAGCTACTTCTGGATTTGCAAAAAAGACAGTAATCGTATCAGAATCAACGAATTTAATCTCATTTCCTCTAATTTGAATAATTACATTGCTTGAAGTATTTGAGACAATTCTACTAGCAGATTCGCGATAACTATAATTAAACTCAGAATCGTCCATTAGACATATTCTCTTTAACACCGTTATGAATGTCTTTTCAAATTGGTTAAGCGTATCTAACTTTTTTCGTTTTCTGTTTAAGGCCCATTTGCAATAGGCTCGTTTAATTCTATTCTGTAGGATCCGTTGGATTTTGTAATGTATCATTTTTTGTCGTATTAATAATTTTATTAAAAAAGTTTTCAATTGAGAGTTTAACCGTCTCAGGATCAAATTCTTCGCGAGCTGGCAGAGTATACTCAACAAAGTTTGGAGAAAGTCTAATTTCTTCAACTACTTTCCATAGACTTTCAATTGTGTGGCATATTTCAGTGCCATCTTTATCCCAAGCCTGGTTGATGTCGCCATTTAGACTTTCTCTCTCATAAAGATACCACTCAATCCAATCAGCTGCCTCTTTTCCATAATGAGCCCTAATTGCAAGCCATATTGTATGTGAATACTCTGTGTCATACTCAACTAGGTCTATTCCTAATCGAGTTGCCTCAAAGCTTCTTGCATCAGCTTTTTTTATTGATTTAATCAATTCTTCAAATACGTCAAATTTCATAATTTACTTATTGGCGATTTCCTATAGCGATTAGTAATTGATCAAGCGATTCCCGAATGCCGGCCTGAATCAGTAATTGTAGGTCCTGCTGATCATTAAACAATCCCATTTCTTGAGCAGCTGATATTGCTCCAACTGTCGCTTGTGCGCCTTCTTTTGCAATTTGTTCTAAGTCAACTCCTGCGTTATCTTCCATACAGTTATTATACCAAAAAAGTTAATAATTTGTCCTTTACACCAGACTGTTTAATTCCTTCATTTGATAAAGGTGTGTGAACAAAATTAGTTAACCCCCAATCATTTCTGAGGGACATGTCGAGATTATCTATTGCAACCCAATGTGTTATATCATCTCTGGTTTCAAGCCATTCTAGGATCTCCAGGCTACGAGTCTGTTCAAGATCAAATTGTTGATTCCAAGGAAAATCTTCATATGTCTTGTAAAGGATTCGGTCAGTTACGCCAATTGGTTTTTTAATGATTCCTTGGCTTTCATAATATTCTCCAAGTTCATCAATAGTTGTAAGAAAACGCCAATCTGACGAGACCACTATTTCTGCGCCAGTTTGGTCTAATACTGAATTAAGAATAGCAATTGCCTTCGTGTCAAAATTGTCTAGCTTAATTGAAACTGGCCGAGCAGCTTCATTAAGCAAAGCCGTAGCATATTTGGGTATGCCTACAACGTTCATATATTCTCTTGCCTTTTTGTAGCGACTACCCCAATTATTAGAAAGGCAAATAACTCCGTTATTATCTAAAAATATAACTTTCATACTTTAATATTTAATTACGTGTATAATTAATCCTCTCTTTGTGGCAATGTCAATCATATGTTTGGTTCCACGGCTTTGTCCATCCCAAAATGCAATTAGAATATCTGCGTATTCTGCCATTTTTTGATTTCTTAGATAACCTGCACGTTTTCCATGTTTTTCCCAATCTGCCGGGAACCTTTTTATTAAAAAATCTCGATCTATTGCATAAAATTCACCAAGTCGATCAGCTCCATTAGCTCCGCCAGATACTATTTCAACTTCTTCAAGATCTTTTAGTAATCTATCACACGAGGCAGCTAATAACTCTTCATCTGAGAAGTCTCGACCGCCGGCAATGATTACTTTCTTCATTAGTCTATATTTTTTGGTTTAACTGATACGGTTATATGGTATCTGGTTAATATGTCTAATCTAATGGTAAATCCGCTTACTCGGCTTGCGTCAATACTAAACTTAAATGGCCTAATCCATCTATACGTTTTTGCGATTCGACCTCTCTTTATGTAATTTAGTTCAGCTTTCCAATTTTTTGATAATTTTCTAACTCGTGTTTTTACTAGGGTATCTTTTTGATGCATAGTTACTTTGAATAATATAGGTAAGTTATAGTATCCCCAATCTCTGGCCTGCTGCTAACGGTTATCGTATTACTGTCAGACAATTTAACTTTCCATTTTACTTCATATTCCTGTAGAGTATTAGGTGCACGGTATTTCTTAACTGATACGACTACTACTTTTTTAATATATTTTGGTTCAGGCATATCTGTGCAACCTGCCAATAGGCTAAGAATTAGCACAGTTATGGTTACTCCAAGTAAAAAAGTCGGAAGTGTTTTAGTTATAAATTTGTTTGAATTACTAGACATAAGCTTCTTTAGTTATTTCGTAAATTCTTTCGGCTTGAGATTGTGTCATTAGGTTTCTAGCCCTCCAAATTTCAGCTAATGCCTTTGCTAATTCTTGCTCACCATAGCTAGTAATTCCTGAAAAATAACTTTCGTTTTGATAGGCCTGATCATCACCGTTTGGATAAAAACCGTTTGCAAACAAAAGGTTAGCTAGCGTTTGGCATTCACGGTCAGAACAAGTATGTAAAATTTCTTGCGGAGTTACGTCGATTTTTACTTCGGCTTCGACGTATTTGTTGAAGGCTGCCATTAATATAATAGTTTTTTGCTATTATACTAAGGTTTTGACTTTTTTGGATTTTTATTTAGTTTTTGGAAATGCCATTATTTATTCGAATTAAAGAACAGTTTGATTACTATACCTGCGACTGCAGTAAATAGGATCCATAGAGCTTTAGATACGCCATTTCTCCAACTAATCAATTCTTTGTGTTCCTGAATCATGCCCGCATAATAATCTTCGTCTTCTTGTTTTCCAATACGAAAGTCGGTATTCTTGTTTACTCTAACGACCAATCCATCTTCTGGATCTAGCAATTGCTTTTTAATGATGCGTAACTCTTCTTTAACGTCAACCTGTGCCGTTTCTATTGTTCTGAGTCTTTGCTGAATATCTTTCAGTTCGCCATTCGGCATATTTTCACGAATATGATCTAATGCCAATAGAATATTGGTCATCATTGAATCAATACTCGGATCTTTTCTGGATCTAGGTGTTGTCATTCAACGGTCATGTTTTTAATAATTATTGCGCGTCTTCTTGAGACTCTTTTCCTGCTTCTGGTGCTTTAGGTAATTCAGCGGTTGGCCCGTTAACTAATTCAACGTCGCTTAATATTGGCATATCACCAGCTGGCTTTCCGTCAGCTGTTGGCAATTCAGCAGGCAATTCATCTTGAGCTCCTCGATTTAAGAACTCTTCAAATGAAAGAATTTTGCTTGAAGTATTTTTCATTTTGTTTTAAAATTTAAAGTTATTTATATGCGTATGCTCATTGTTAACTTTTATTTCATAAATTAATTTTATAACTGTGCTAGCTGGTGGTACTAGAATTTTTTAATGCTTGGTGATCTTTTCTTAGTGTAATATTTCCAAGTATATGAGCTAGGATTTGCTTTTGCGTGCTCAAAGTCAATATTCTCAGCTGCCCATTGCATTGCCTTATCAAAGAACTCTAGATCGGACATTTTGGTGTAGCCTTCTGCGTGTGAAAATCTCTTAATCTTAAAATCCACTGAGCCAGCGTATCTTGAATGAAGACCAAGGTTAATTCCCTTTGGCGTCATTCGCCTAATTAATTTTGTCCCGGCAAAGAATCCTATACCCCAGCCGTTTGATGGTGTATAATTTTGATCTAGTGAAAATATAATATTACCATTAACTAATTGTGTGCGACTGGATACCATATGTAACCCTAATGCCATTAGCTGCTTAGCGCCTTCTGTTTCTAGAGCCTGCTTAATGTCTTCTATGCCCATTGCGCCGCTTGCCATATAGGCTTCTCGACGAATTTCTCTTTTTTGAGCATCATATTCAGCATCATCGACCAGTCCAAGTTTTCTCATACGATCTAATTCGTCAAACTCGTATGTTTCATTAATAAATTGGGAAAAACTGTATAGTTTCATACAATTATTTATAAAAACAGGACTAATAGATTAGCTATAAGATGCTAAGTTAATCCACTAGTTTTTCGCCACAGCTCGGGCAAAATTTCCAACTTGATTTTCTGATTCGGGTTCGGCAACTAGTACAGTATTGTCGAATTTCGCCAACCTCAATTGGTTTTAACGAATTTGGTAAAATCTTCCAGCTTGATGAGGCTTCCATAAAATTTGAAAATTCTCCAAAAGCTTCAACTAACGGTTGATTAGATTTTTCGCTAACTTCGACTCTGCCAGTTTCAAGTGATCCAGCAACGTTCATTGAAATGTTGCTGATAGTTGATCCGCCAAGCGACGTATTCGTAAAATACGTATTTTCTGGATTATTCGTATTTGTGGTAGTTCCATACCAATAATCGCCAGTATTTGGCGGAGTAGATATAGTAACTGTCGCCGTTCCCGAACTAGTCGTTAACCATGGATAACTCGTATTAATTTGAGTTTTTAATTTCTCTGGATAAAATTCAGCAATGACATCGCCATTATTGATAATCGCAGCCTGTGCGTCGGCAGCCTGTCCATCAATTTCATAGGTTTCAAATTTGAATTTTCTATGAGTATCAATAAACCTTTCCAAAAATATACGCTGACCGGGTTTAATGATTATCCCAGCCTGTGAAATATAGGATCCGTTTATTTTGATTTTTGCAAGGTACGGTCGAGTAGTTGGATTGTATAGTTCAATTTCAAATTGTGAACCGTCCTTTAAATAGAGATTCGACCCATAAGCCTTGAGTCGACTTTTGTTTACTGTGATGTGAGCTGTAGGCTTTAGCTTAGAAGCCAGCTCAAAGTTAAGTATTGACATAGTATTTTGGTTTTTTTGCGTGTCTCTTCGTAGCTATTGCTAACTACTCTAAGGCCCCTAAAGACCCGAGACTAACAGAGCGAGGCTCTATGTCCAATATTATTTAACTAACGAAACTGCAAAAGTTTTAGTTCCAATAGCCTTTATCTCCGTTTGCGTGAATAATTCTACCCCAGTCGCTAGGTACAGCAAAGCCAGGATTATCGAATACTAGCCATATAGTCTTTTTACCCCAACTTTTTGGAGCAGGTGGCAAATTATTAGTTAAGTACCCATCCGTTATGATCACTACGAAATCTACATTGCCTTTTAGATTTTTATCAATCCATGAGATTACATCTGGAATTGCTTCAGTTCCACCGCCGGTTCTAACCTTTGCAAAATCATCAGGTGTTGGCTTTTTAAAGCCCTTAATCTGAAATGGATCTACTACTGTATTTGCAAAAGGCAATACAGAAACAGTTTTTATCTTCTTTGCTTTAACAATACCTACAACTTCTGCTGCTAATTCTGGAAAAGCTCCGGCAATTGATCCGCTAACATCCATTGCAACTGCTGCATTGTCCAATGCATTGTCAGTATCCTCTAATCCATAGCGATATTGACCTGTACTAATGTGTCTACGATTCGGTAATTTAAATGAACTTGATGACGCAAGTTTTCCTATAAATCTTCTTAGCTCTTGTCGCCAATTAACTTTAGGCTCAGTAAGTTCCATAATACGCTGGTAGATAGCGCCCTTTCCACTGCCAGCTGATTTAGATCTTGGATTTAAGTGAGTCTGCGCAAGCTTACGACCTAGGTCTTTCCAATCTTGGTCAGACATATTTCGGCTCTCGCTCGGATCAACTCCCTCTTCTTCGGCAATTCTTCGACCTTTTTCTCTAGTAATTACCTCGCCAGTCATCGGCCCTCTTATGACAGTCACTGATGGTTGCGCATCGTCATCTGAAAAGTCTCCGCTTTTTACCATCGGCGATTTTTCTGAACCTTCTTGTTTGCCGGAATCTTGGCCTTCACCATCTTGCGGTTCTCCATGTTCGCCAGACTCTTGGTCACCAAGACTATCTGTTCGTTGTTGGCTTTGAGAAGATTGACCTCCATTACCTTGACCAGGCTTATTGATTTTTACTATTTCGTCCAGACTCGCTTTCATTAACCGTTTACTATTTTAATAGCTTCTTCTTTTGTGATTGGTTCATAGTCGACTTCTCTAGTTGCTTCATCTATGCTTTTAACTATTCCATAACCACCAGTTCTTTCATTACGGATTACATCTCCAACTGAAAGAGGTTGGTCTTGGCCGCCTTGGCCCCGGCCTCCATCTTTATTCTTATCTTGTTGTGGTAGTGACTGAGGAGGAGACATAACTCCAGGATCCTCATAGATCTGTTCAGCGTTCATACCTTTATATCGTTCTTCGATTAGGCCCTTTAACTCATTTGCGATTTCACTCTTTGAAATAATGCCATCATCTGCTAGCATCAAATTAATTTCATAATCTGTTGCATAATTCCATTTTGTAGGAGAGCGACCATCCATTCTAGCGAAGTGTAATAGTGCACAGTGTAGAACTTCGTGGCATAGGATAAAAACAATTTGTTTATCAGTTAATGGTGCAAAAAAGTCAGGATTAATAAAAAGGTGAGTTCCATCGACTGCTGCCGTTTGGATTGCGGAGTTTCTAGTATAAACAATCTTTAGCTTGTATGCTAGTTCCGCAAAAAACCTATATCGGCCGGTTAATATTTGAAACGCATATGACGTCTTAATCCTAGCCTTTTTACTATTTAGATCCTCAATTTGATTTTCTAAGACTAGTTCAGTACTTGCAAATTCTTGATACCTGTTAAAACTATTCCAGTCTAATAGTATCTTCATTATTGTCCAAGTTTTTCGATTTCTTTCATTGAACCAGGATAAGCAGCTAACCAACGTTTAAGACCGGCTTGCGTAACTGGATATTGATTATTTGCAACCTTTGGTTGAATTTCTCTAACTGCTGTTAAAATTTGAATTGATACAGTTGGATCTCCTACTCTAATCAAGTATTCAAATAGATTGGCGATTTCTTCGTCAGTCAATTCGCGATCTTTGTATTCGTATGCAATTGCTGATGCTAAGATATATGCTGTATCAATTTCATAATCGTCTCGGCCTCTTGCTTTTGGCGGAAGCGGCGCGTCATTTGGTGTTGAGTAAACCAATCCCATTTTGTCAAGATCGATTTTTTGAGATAGTGTATAGTATCCCATAAACATCTGAGCTGCTTCTTTACCTACGTTCGGTGAAATTGCCTCGTCTTCAATAATTTCAGGAGTCAGTGTTTTACCAGAATCATCTGCTTCTTTTTTAAGATTCTTCCAAGCGATTGCAGCTGCTTCCCATGAACGTGGACTTGGGAAGATTGTTCCAGATATGTTTGGATCGTATTTATGGAAAAACTCCTGACCCTTAGTCCAATTAAGGAATGAAATAATGCGTGGATCGAAAAGGTCTTCGCCAGTTTGAGTTTTTGCAGAAAGTGCAAATTTGCTGTAATCCTTAATTGAAGGTGAGAAGTTTATTTGTTGAAAACGGTTACCTAAAGCCGACCCAAATTCAGATGTGTTGGTTTCGTCATCTTCCATACGGTTTGATGCAGCAATAATTGTCCAATTGCTACCTAATTTCCAACCACCGTCCATTTCTCTGTCGAGAACTAGCTTTAAACAAATATTACGAATTGCTTCTTTTGCTCTCGATAATTCGTCCAAGAAGATAATTCCTCCCTTTGCATCTATACCGTTTGCTTCATCATTTCCAGCTTTACCTTGAGATTCATGGTAAACCGGTAACCATCTTTGAGGAATACGAGTTGCTCTACGTGAGAATCTGTCCTGTGCTACAGCTGACCCATCAACCTCTGGTAAAAAGAAATCTTCCGGTGCATATGTTGTCAATTGGACATCGATCATACGACCACCGTATTTCTGTTGAATCATTTTAACGATTGACGTTTTACCAATACCTGGAGCTCCCCAAATCATTAAGGGGCGTTCGTCTTTATTTTTAATGATTCTATTAAGAATGTTAAGAAGTCTCTCAGATCCCACATTTGGAACACCCGCTTGAGGATTAGGAAAGTCCAATGAAACTACTGCTTCTGCAACTTCTGCAGTATCATTTTCTCTAGTAATTTTAGGCATAGCTGAAAGGCCTAGAGCCTTTGCATCTTCAGCCGATGGAATAATAGTTACGCCATAAGGAATGGTGCCGTTTGCTCCATCTTTTGATCTTTTGCCTGACATTTGTGCCTTTAGGGCACCTAAGAAATCTCCAGCTTTACCGATTAGGCCTTTGACTGCCCCGGCTACTTTTTTACCGAATGAGGCAAGGCTCTCATTACTTAAGTTCTCACCAATGAAATCTGTATAAGATTTGATAATACGCATGATCTTCCTAAATACTTTTTGTTATTTATTCAGGCCAAGCTTTCATATTTTTAATCTGAGTTTGTCATTTAGTACCAATGCTTCCCAATAACCAGCAGATTCATTTTGATGAATAAAAAAGGGCCCAAGTATGGGCCCTTTTCTGATAGAGTGAAATGTAAATGATTAACTTTCAAATACAATCATAGTTGCTTTAACACCGTACTGCTTAGTCATTTTAGAAATTACTTCAGTAATTTCACTGAACATTCCAGATGGAGCAGTTTGAACTGCTGTAGTGTTTACAGTCGCTTTAGCAGCTTTAGCAGCTTTAGCAGTAGACTTAGCGCGAACATGAATTCCACCATTCATTCGGGTCTCTAAACCTAGAGTTCCCTTACGGGCCCAAACTGATGGAAGAGTTCGGTCTAGCTTTTTAGCAATCTGCTTTCCGCCTAAACCTGCGTTTACAGAATCGATCAGCATCTGATCTTCTTCGGTCGTCCAGCGTTGACTGTGACGATCCGGTGCGTTTGAAATTTTCTTTCGTTCCATGTTGTTAACTTTTTTGTTTTTATTAAGTTTAATGAAGAAAATATACTACAAAAACATAATAATTGGCCAGCCGAGTCTTATATTATTATATGTTTAGGCCAACTCTATTAAAAGAATAAGGCCCGAATTTGCATTCAGGCCTTATTCAACCAAATAAAAACGCAGATTTAATTATATCTCAGGACGTCGACTTAATAGTAGACACTGAGTTACGAGTTAACCACATTTTCATATAGCAAAAATAACACTAAATTCTCTAATAGAAAAATATCTATTAATCTTTTTTGAGCTTTCTTTTTACAGCCTCGCGGGTCTTTTCCATC